GAAAGATAAGGAGGAGAATAACAATGAATGATGATTGGTTGTTCCGATTGATTAAGGATCGGTGTTCAGTGGAGGAAGTGTTAGACGTATTAGGAGACAGCCTTGGTGTAGGTGAACTGTGTCTGTATTTACGTAGTCACATCCTAGAGAATCGTGACAGGTTTGAAGACTACTTAGGCGTGTATGAGCCTGAAGAAGAGGAGGAAGAAGTATGAGTAAAGAGAAGATTATATTAGAGCTTGATACTACAGATGGTAGCGTTGTCGATGCTAATGGTGCTCTTCTGACTTATTGGGCGGGCTCACCTTTAGTTTCTTTTGATGCGGATACAAAAGACGTAGAAACTCTAGTGAAGCTGAAGAACGCTGGGTTCACTGCTGACGAGATTGTAGAGCTGAGTAGGAAGGAGTTGATATGAGTGTTAAAGGTAGCTGGCAACGTCCTGATACAGATAGGTCTAAGTTTGAGAGTGAGTATGACAGGATATTTAATAAGAACACATCAGAAGATTATGGTGATGTAGATGATAGTGAACAGAATAGAAACTCTCAGAGTGAATCACAAGACATACACAATCAAGTGGAACCCAAAACATAACGGAGCTACATTCGACCAAGGGAAGTCTCTTATAGAGATAGGCACAAAGACGAATTGTAATTCCTATTTGTTTATGTTATTATGTCACGAACTTTGGGAGGTGGTTGCTACGGAGATGAACGTACAATTCCAACGTCCTGATGTTGAAGATGATTATATATTTATGTATGACCACAGACAGCATGATACAATGTGCTGTATGTTTAGCGGATTATTAGAACAGTTTATAGGAGAAGTAGATGTTACCAACTGAATACCAGAACTTCATAGCATTAAGTCGCTATGCTAAATGGCTAGAGAACGAAGGACGTAGAGAAACGTGGGAGGAGACTGTTGATCGTTATTGTGATTTTATGTTAACTCATGCTAGAGATAATACTAAAATATCCAAAAAAGATTATAAAGAACTAGAGAGGTTATTTAATGAGACCTAAGAAAGCTTATGATGACCAACGGAGACACAGTTCTGACAGAGGTATACCATGGCTCTTTACTTATGAAGAGTGGTTAGAGATGTGGCTTCTTTCAGGGAAGTGGGAGAAGAGAGGGAGATGTAAAGGACAATATCAGATGTGTAGGGAAGGGGATGAAGGAGCTTATTCTGCTCGTAACTGCTACATAGATACTGTAGAGAGTAATCAGAAAGATAGACATAATGTAGATGATGATGAGACATTAGCCATACTGAACTGTTATAAGTTCACCACTATGACACAACGAGAGATAGGCGATATGTTTAATTTACATCAATCATCAATATCGAGAATAATTAAAGGAGAGAGAAGACTTGAATATTAGGCAAAGTATTAAAAAGCTTGAAGCTGTACCTAGTATGCGTTGTTTGATGACAGCAGGTGAGGCATTAGAGCGTGATAATGTAGCAGGGTTTAACTGTTCCTTCGTAGCTGTAGACAATCAACGTGTGTTTGATGAAATCTTGTACGTCCTTATGTGTGGAACAGGTGTAGGTTTCTCTGTAGAGCGTCAGTTTATACAGAAGCTACCAGAGATTAGCGAGACATTCCACCCGACAGACACTACAATTCATGTAGCAGACAGTAAGATAGGGTGGGCTAAAGCATTCAGAGAGCTTGTCTCAATGCTGTATGCAGGACAAATACCTAAGTGGGACTTATCTAAGCTACGTCCAGCAGGAGCTAAACTGAAGACGTTTGGAGGTAGGTCTAGTGGGCCTGAGCCTTTGAATGAATTGTTTGAATACTCTGTAGCCTTATTCAAGACAGCAGCAGGACGTAAGTTCACAAGCCTAGAAGCACATGACTTAGTGTGTAAGGTGGCAGCTATTGTTGTTGTAGGTGGTGTACGTAGATCAGCTTTGATTAGCCTATCTAATCTGTCAGATGGTCGTATGCGTGGAGCTAAGGTGGGTAGCTGGTGGATGGATGAAGGGCAACGAGCCTTAGCTAACAACTCAGCAGTGTACACAGATAAGCCAGCTTTCGATAGTTTTATGAAAGAGTGGGAGAGTTTATATGAGAGTAAGAGTGGAGAACGTGGTATCTTCAGTAGGACTGCTTCTCAGAAACAAGCAGCTAAGAATGGTCGTAGGGATAGTGACCATGAGTTTGGTACTAATCCTTGCAGTGAGATTATTCTACGGCCTAATCAGTTTTGCAACCTATCTGAAGCTGTTGTTAGGGCTGATGATACCTTAGAAGACTTGAAAGATAAGGTGAGAGTAGCTACAATTCTAGGAACATTACAGTCAACCCTCACTAACTTCCGCTATCTACGTAAGGTGTGGGAGAATAACACAGCAGAAGAGTGTCTGTTAGGGGTTAGCTTGACAGGGATTATGGATCATCCTGTGTTGAGTGGTACACTTACACATGAAACTAATTTGGATGGTTCATGGCACTTCCACAGTAATGGGGAGATTGTAGATTGTAGAGTGGTGTGGGAGAAGTTCTATGGAGAAAACACTAGAGACTTTTACTGTACGGATTTAGGGAGTATTCTACAGGAACTTAAGGAGGTGGCAGTTGAGACTAATAAAGAATGGGCTAAGAAGCTTGGTGTTAATCAGTCTACAGCTATTACGTGCGTTAAGCCTAGCGGCACTGTCTCTCAGCTTGTTGATAGTGCTTCTGGTATTCATCCCCGTTATAGTCCTTACTACATACGTAGAGTGAGAGCTGATAAGAATGATCCCCTATGTCAGCTTATGGAAGCTCAAGGCTTTCCTTGTGAACAGGATGTTACTAGCGACAAGGTTAACATATTCAGCTTCCCTATGAAAGCTCCAGACGATGCTGTATGTACAGAGCAAGTGGGAGCTATGGATCAGCTTAAGCTGTGGGAGATATATCAAGACTATTGGTGTGAGCATAAACCCTCAATCACTGTGTACTACAAAGACTCTGACTTCTTAGAGGCTGGACAGTGGGTGTATAATAAGATTGATAAGATTAGTGGTATTAGTTTCCTACCGTATTCAGATCATACATACCAACAAGCTCCTTATGAGGAGATTACAGCAGAGCAATACCAAGAGATGCTAGAAGCTATGCCTCAAGGTGTAGATTGGTCTAGTCTTAATGTGTATGAGAAAGAAGACACTACAACAGGTAGTCAGACAATGGCTTGTACTGGTGGTGTTTGTGAGATTGTTGACTTAGTGGAGGAGGAATAAGCATGGATATATTAACACCGTTAGACTTTGAGAAGGAGCTTATAGCTTTCACAGAGATTAACAGGAAGTTTCCTAGAGTAGCCTTCTTAAGCGTGAAAGGTGTGTTCCAAGCTTCTCAGTGGGCTAAGACTGCCACTAAGTTTGAGGATACCGTTCCTGTTACTGGTTGGATACTTCCTGACTCTAGTGTTTGCCATTACAGAGTAGACTATGACTTAGAAGACGATGGAGTTAGATTAAAATGAATATATATGACTTGTTAGAATATGAAGAAGGTTATCGTGAGAAGCCTTACCTATGTTCAGAGGGGTATGTAACCTGTGGAATAGGAACTAAGCTACATAAGGACAAAGGTCTTAATCCTGAAGACTTCCCTATTAGGTTCACACGTAAGATAGCAGAGGAGTTTCTTAAGCAAGAGCTTAAAACTATTACAATAGAATTACAGCGTAGTGATGTTAGTAGTATTATGGCAGGCTTATCTACCGACAGACAACACATCATCTTGTCAATGTGCTATCAGATGGGTGTACGTGGTGTTCTAGGCTTTAAGAAGATGTGGAAGGCTTTAGAGGTGGAGGACGAAGCAGTAGCTCAAGTAGAGATGTTGGATAGTAAGTGGGCTAGACAAACACCAGAGAGAGCAGAGAGACATGCTGATGTTATTTTCTGTGGTAGTTTAGACGTAGTATATGGAGGGTTGATATGTTAACTGTAATGTTTTACGGAGTATCTGTACTTGCACTAAGTTTAGCTTACCAAGCTTTAACTCAATAGAACAAAGCCCCTTAATTGGGGCTTCTTTTTGTCTACTCTCTTAGTCCTCTTCCCCAACCCTCTGTTTTCTCTAGTTGGCCTACACGCTCTTTCAGTTCTCTAAATGTATCTTCATCTCTACGATGTCTAATATGTAACTGATCGTCTAGGTGGTAGAAGTTCTGCTCTAGTCCTTTAAATCTAGCTTCCATGACACCCTTATCATACATATCCTTTTGCTCTCGCTTATCGTCAACTTGCATACGTAAGTAAATGTCTTGGATACTATCCCTAACGTGGTGAATATCCATTGACAGAGCTTTAGCTGCTATAGTTTCCTTGGTGGCTACAGCCTCAAAACGTAAGTCATTCTCTCGCTTCATAGCTTCGCTAGTCTGCCCATTCATGTATGTAATGATAGTACCGAACCCACCAAGTACAACTACCACTAAGGAGAACAAAGCAATCTGGTTTACAGGAGGCTTTATACTCCCTCTAATAGCATCATCAAGAGACTCAAACTCCCTCTTCATTTGATCTGAGAGGGATGCTTGACCTACTTCCAACTTAGCTGATAGTGTACGTAGCTCTGCTATGTCCTCACTATTCTTATGCCCTTGTTTCCATAGAGCTTCTAATTCAGCGTTATCAGGTCTCTGTTTTGTATCTGTCATTTTTCTTTCTTCTCTTGATGTTTACTCCAAGCATGACTACCAAAGAAGAACACACTTATACTAACTACTAACCCGCCTAGTGTGGCTGTCGTCGCTATCCCAAACCACACTACTGACCATGTAGGATCAATGGGATGTGTCATCCCTGCCATAAACAATAACAATAGATAGAAGTCCACAACATTCTCAGCTATACGTCTACGAGCTTTAGACCTATCTGTACTCTCTGCTAATGTCTCTTTAGCAAACTGTTGTACACTCTTAGTTAGCTCTATTGTGGCTTCTGCTTTCTCTTGTTCTGTGTATTGTTGCTTACCTATCCATCCACCAACCTGAGCTATCAGACCATTATCTTTATCCATAACGTCATCAACGGCTTTAGGAGCTGATCTAAATATACCAAACAGTTTTCCTAGCATGGCTTCATTGCTCC